TCGCTTAATGAACTTGGCAGTAATAAATCTACTTTCATGTCTATATAACCTTTTTATTTTTGATTTGTATACCCTAAAGAATCGAATACTCTCCAAAGTTTTTATTTAAGCCTATTGTTTCCATTTCGTGATACCTGACTGCGTCCAGCGCATGATTAAATTTGTCAATAGGTTTATTTAGTTGCTTGCCTGTTTTATCCTTATCCCAGCAATAGCTCCGCAGCTCTTTAATTAGGTTTGTGCTTTGAGAGGTAACTAAATAATCTTGCCTTTGCATTACATCAATTCCGTAATTAACCGAATCCTTGCCTTTTGTTACGCCTTTAATCGTGATTCCGTAGCGTTGAATGTCTGCGATTGATTTGGGTTCTGCGCTATCTGCATAAACAGGAACGTCTTTAGGTAGCTTCTTTGCTATGTCAGAATTTAACAATCCTGTTTGGTAGGTCATCTCGTCAAGGATGCGTTGCTCGTTGTATTTGTAAACTGCGATTATAGCTGTCGGATCCGCAGAATAACCAAAGTCAAGCCCGATGCCTATCAATCGCGCCTCCTCAGGTATTCTATCAATCGTCTTGTAGTTTGTAAATACTGCGCCTTGTAATTGACCGACCTTGCCCTCACCGTAAACCGTCCACCAATTGCGCCAGTATGCGCTTGTTGTCGCTTTTAAGCGATTCTTTTCTATTTGTTGGATGATACCCTCATCAAGTGCTTGATTGTCCTTGTAGGTTAATATTATGAAATCGGCATCGGATTCGTCTTTTAGTTCCCTATGTACCCAAAACTCATTGGCTGGGTTAAAGTCAAGATATATGCTTTTTTTTGTTCTTATGGAAAGTTCGTTGTAAGCTTCAAAGGTTACATTGTTGCACTCGTTAATATACAAAATATCACGCCTTGCACCTCGAAGTTTGCTTGCATCGTCTGCACTAAAGAATTCTATAAAGCTTCCGTTTGCAAATTCGTATTTTAAATGACTCTTGTTGAAACGATCCTCCTGAAAACGATTTGTCCATTTCATAATTTTCAAGAAATCGCGAAGCGCCCCGCGCCTAAGGTGGGGAATGCTCTCGGCAACAATGCTTATTTCTAAGCCGCTTTTTTTTGTTGCCTTGTCTATGAGTACAGGAAGTATGCCGAACGTCTTGCCAGCGGATGTGCCTCCCTGTATTATTTTGATTCGCCTTTTGAGAGCGAGTATTTTATTTATTGCTGTCGTCCTCTGTAACATCAGGGAATAAAGGTTGCTCTATATTTGTTTGTTCGATTTGTTGCAATGGCGCACCGTATGCACTATCCATTAATTTTTGATAAGCTTGGGTATCTCCTTCCCTTGCTTTTTTGATTAGGGCTAAGGTCATCAAATCCTCTTGGCTCATATCTTCCAATTCGCTCGTCAAAGGATTCTTTAAATTCTGCTCAACGGATAGCCATCTCTTTGCTATAGTGCTTCGGTTTTTACTTCCCTTTGGTCTTCCGTTTGGGTTTCCGCTTTGCCCTTTTTTGAATGGTATTAAATTTTTGTTATCCATTTTTTACTATATTTGTTTTATATGCGCAGTTAGTGTAATTGGTAGCACGTTATTCATTCCAGAATAAAGGTAAAGTTCGAGTCTATTGCTGCGCTCTATTTCTCTCGCTTAATTTTATCTTTTCGCCTTTATACATTCCAGCTCCCACCTCATCAATTTTTTCAAAGGCAATCTCAGGAACATTTAACTTTGCTTCTCTATCCACTATTAATATGTATCTATTTTGAAATCCTGTCAATGCTCTTGCTCCATCAAAGTTATATTTTGAGTCTCCTCTTTTAGCTACAACATCTCCATTCGCAAGTTTATAGATAGTTGAGTTTTTATTTATTTGAGTCAGCTTAAAACCGCTTGCTCTATAAATTGTTCCGTCTCCGCATTGAGTTGCATCTGAATAGCTTAGGATCCATTTTATCTGAGGAGCATTTTTTTTAATCAATTTAATGCTTATTGCTATGCACCTACTTTCTGAGTATTTAGGCAGATAGTCATCGAAAGCCATTCTATTCAGCTCAAGCATTTCATTCCACTTTTCATTATATCCTTTATTGCAAGTTTCAACAAGCTTTAAAACGTTCCGTTTATCCATAGGCGAACCGTAGCTCATAACACCGTGAAGTTTATTGTCTAAGAATGCACCAAAGTGCAAGCTCGACATATTTACAACTTTGCCTGAATAGTGATGTTTCTTTACAAATTCGTTAGCAATCTTTGAGGGAATGACTTTGACTATTATTTCCTTTGCTCTGCCCATTGCATAATAATTAAATAAAGTGCGTTCCCATTGCTGTTATCATTGCCCATGGTTTCGCAGTATTTATACTCCTCTGTTCTTTTAATATCCTCTATTGCATTTCTTACTTGATCCGCTTGCTCATCTGCTAACGTAAAAGTCATTTGCTGAAAAGGCTCTTTATCTCCATCAGGCAAATCAAAAGCAGTTCCGAATTCATCGCTGTCCTCAATTTGAACTGGCAATTTTAACCCCCAATCATTTAAGTTTTGCATTTCAAATTCATTGGCTAAAGCATCCCAATCCCATTCCCCTGAGCTTAGGTTGTCCTTTACTATGAACTCCCTCTGTTGTTCCTCTGTTAATGAACTTGCTTTAATAATGTAAACTTCTTTTAAACCAGCCTCTTTGCATGCTCTTAATCTTTGGTTGCCTCCAAGCACAATGTTATCGTCATTTACTATGATAGAACGCAACTGCAACATCCAAGGTGCCTCCTTAATCGACTTGACTAATTTTCTAAAGTCATCGTTCTTAATAACTCTTGGGTTATTTGGGTTATTCTTTACCTGAGATATTTTTACCTTTTCTATTTGCATTATTCGTAAGTTTCAAAAACCGTCTTCATCTTGTTATGTATTTCCCTTAGACAGCTTGCGCAGTTTGTTGCGTTTGTTTTTACTCTAAAGATTCGGCTGTATATTTTTATCATCTCGTCTCTTTCACTTGGTCTATAAGTTGTTGCTTCTTTTGCAAACCATTCTTTTAACCATTTGTATTCGTCTTCCAGTAGGCAGTCAGGCTTCTTTGTAGTTCTAAATAACTCGTTTAGCTTTTCTTTACGATCCTCGCATCCACAGTCCTCGCCTAAAATAAACTTTGCGACCTTTGCAGCTCCTGTTTTCTCTAAGACCTCCTCAACTATATCGCCTACTCCTTTGGCTGGTTGCTTTCTTGGTTTTCGTTTTCCTGTTGTTTTACTCATCTTCTTTGTTTTTGTTTACATCTAAATGACCAAGCAAAAAATGGATAGCTTGCCATATATCTTATGTTGTATTTATCCACATAAAGGCACACTTGCCTATTCGATACTTTATCAACAAATAAGCATCCTATATTCTTCATTGTTAATCTACTGATTATATTGCGCATTTTTCTTGTTTTAAATGCATAATAGTGACTCCATTACATCAATCTCTCTTTGCGTTTGTGTATCCGCTTTTAGGTTGCCTACAAGCTTGCTTTTTAGTCTTCGTATTTCTTGCTTGATGTACTTGGTTCGATATATTGGTCTGGTCTCCTCTTCCTTTTGGACTATGTATCCGTGTTCTTCCAGAAGCTTAATGCTTTTCTCAATCTTTGCTTGTTGTTCTCTGTAATGGTTAAATATTTGATTGTCTATACTCATCGTCTTTTAGTTTTTTGTATATTTCTTTCTCTGTTTCGCTTAAAGATGCAAAGTTGTATATCTTATCTTCAAGCATTTCTTTTTCTGTTTTATAGTATGGTTCGTCTTTATGCCCTTGAGCGCATGACCTTCGAAGCCATACCTTGCGCTTGGCGCTTTTGCTGTTGCCTATTATAAACTCCTTGTACTCCATTCCCTTGCTCATGACTTACTTTTTGTTTTTTTGCTTTACAAAGTATTGGTATTCGTCTTTTAGTTTCTCTCGTATCTTGGCTTTACATCTTTTCAAAGTATAAAATATCGTCTTTGTGCTTATATTAGAACCTTCGGCAATCGCTCTCATGCTTATTGCATCCTCTCGGTGTTTATCTTGGATACCTGTATAAACTCTAAAGACTCCATTATCAAAATATTGCCAAGTATTCATCTCCTTAATGATTGCAGCTTCTAATTTCTCGCTATCGTTTGGCTGGTAGTAATCGTATTCTACAGCAATCGGATTGTCCTCTATGTCTATTTTGCGCACCTTTTGTTTTTCTTGCTGATAATTTAAGAATAAATTTTTAAGAATCGTGTAAAGATATCCCATGTTTGGCTCGCCATCTTTGAATACTTTCTCTTCCTTTCCGTATTTCATTAGCTTGATATAGAACTCTTGTACAATATCTTCAGCGTAAAAATGCTCGCCCAAGTCGTGAATGATTCGAATAAAATCATCTTGCTTTTCTTGAACTTTTACAATCCACTCCATTGTTTAGAATCTAATCAAATGTAGTGATAATTTTTTAATCATTAAAAAGCCCAACATTTCTGCTGGGCTAATTACTAACATTTAAAAATCCGTATTAGAACGGAACATCGTCAGAATCGTTGCTTTCATGAGCCACCTCTTCAGTTTGCGCTCGGTTAAATCTCCAAGCTTCCAAAGTATTGAAATATTTTACTTCGCCTTTTGGAGAAGTCCATTCTCTGCCTCTAATGTTTATATCAACATCAACAGCATCGCCTACCTCGTACTCATCCAGTAAACCGCATTTATCTTGCGTTAGCTGCAATGAAACCAATTGCGGATACTTATCCTCCGTTTCGATAACAAAGTCTCTCTTTGCAAATTTTTGACTGATTTGTTGGG